TAAAGAATACTTCGGCTTCTTCTTTCATAACATATTTTAAACGGTCAATGAGTATAGCATTCACCCATATCTGTTTTTCAGGATAACCCATACTACCAGAATAATCTAATAATATAATTATCTTTTGTTTTTGTTCTTTTTTATCTACAGGTACGTTGACTGTTAAGTCTTTAGTTAAGAACTTAGTACGAAAGTTTGGAAACATTTTTTGATATAACTCTATGTTACTGAACTGAGCATAGTCACGCATAATCTTTTTAGCGTATTGGTCAGAGTTAGATACAATTTTTTCTTCAACTTCTTTTTCTACTTTGAATTGATCACCAAGATTACCAACGATAGATATTTTATCTAATATATCCATTTTACGCTCTTTACTTAATTCATTGAAGTCAAGTTGGTCGTTAATGTCTGCATCAGAATATATTTTTCTATCGAAGTTTAAGCTAGTTTCAAAATCAACATCTTGTTCTTCGCCGCGATCACCAGTCTCGCTGTTGCCACCTATTTTTTTGTAGATGGCAATAGCTTGTTCTAGTGGAGTATTACCTGGAATAAAAGTATCAAACAAAGAATCATACAATTGTTTTTTCTTTTCATAGTCTGCAACTTCGCTTTCAGATAATTTACTTGTGTCTGAATATTTTTCTTGAAAATAATCACGCTCATCAATCATTTTGAAATAACAAACTCTAGCTAATTCTTTGATAGTGTCTATTGACTTATCAACCCACACGTGAGTCTTAGCTTTAATGTCTGACTTAGTAGGCGTTATATAAGTAACTGGGTCTTTGATTGATAAATTAGAATTATCATCTAACACACTAGCACCATTCCAAGAATAATTAGACCACACACTTGGTTGCCAAACATTTTTTGTATAAGATTTAGAACCACCATAACCATAACCGTAATCACCATAACCATCGTCGTAACCATCGTTATTGCCGTAATATTTACTCCAATATTTGCTCATGTCTTGTTATTTAAGGTTAATTACTCCATTATTGAAGTTACAGTTTGTTTCTTAGATAAGTTTGTATATAACTCTGTAGCTGTTTTGATTAACGAAGCGTGAGTTGAAATAAGATCGTCTGTTACAGTTAATTTTTTCATTTCTTTAATACCAGTAGCCAATAAACCAAGATCATTAGTAAATTTAGCTTTTTCTTCAGTAGTAATCATATTATTACCTTGTAACTCATTGATAGTAACATCAAGATCGTTAGATAATTTTCTGAATTTTAATGTACTTTGGTATTTTTTAAGCGTATCAGCGATTAATGTAGGCTTTTTAGCAAACTCTGCGATAAAACTTAATGAGTCTGGACCACATTCTTGATAAACTGTATAAGCAGTTACCGCGACACGAGGTGATATTGTAATACCACCACGGTGATATTCTTGTAATAAGAAAGGAATAATAGGATCTATATTACCTTCGCCGAATTTTGTTTCTAATAATTTATTGTAACTAGCTTCGGTATAGTTATCCCATATAACATTTAATTCTAGTGGAAAACGTTCCATTAATGCTTTTAACGATGCGTTTTTAGAGAATTCTTCACGAGTACGATTAGTACAACAGATGATGAACTTTGTTTTGATAGGGAAAATCTGCGTACCATTTCTAAATACTTTAGAAGATAAAATATCTTTTAATTGTTCTAATATAAAATCAGGAGCGTCGAATAATTCTTCGAATATAACATACTCATTATTCATAAAAGAGTTTTCAACTAAGTACTCGATTTTACCTGTTTTTTCGAATGTAGGTATATCAAGACCACCAAACAATCTGTCTGTTGTCATACCTGTACCCATAGTAATAACATAAGGGTCAATGCCTTTTTCAGCAAGGTATGCTAATGTAAGTTCTGATTTACCGTGACCACCTGGACCGTAAAGCACGATGTTTTTACCTGTCTTAAGACCAATGTCTAAGATACTAAGTGATTTGTCCATGAATACGAAGTCAGCACCTACGCCTTGGACTTCTTCTACTACTGCTTTTGTTTTTCTAGCTGTCGCCATAATTAAAGGGTTTAAAGGGTTAAATAATAATTACCAATATGGTAACTTTGTAACTAAGAGAGGATCGAACTCTCAACACCAACTACAGCCAATGTGTTATCTGCCAAGATTTAATTGCCGCACTATGTCAAAGTGTGTATAGCAAGCCGCTAAGGCTCGTCTGGTTCAGTTTCAAACTCACAATGTTCAAGACAATCAGCGCATAATTCATCAAATATGTAGTGTCTACCTGCACCACAACAATCGCTATATTCTTCCATATCTTATTTGTTTTTAAATTATTTTCTACGCCACGACTTATGAACTGCAGCGCTTAGCTCTTGACTTACAATCTGAATTGTATTACCGGTTTTATGTTCTATGATAGGTATATAACTATAAGTTTTCGTAGTTGAACAATTTACACATTTAGTGTAACCTAACTCTATCCTAACAGGATGCATTTGACTTCCACATCTACAGTACATAATGTTTGTTTTTAAATTCACATATATTATCTTACTATTTTATTAATAAGTCCGTAATGCATTTAGGTGTATCTTCTAATCTATATAATTCAATTATTACTTGCTGTTGGTAAATAGTTAAACAGTCATAAGACGCATCGAAATATTCTTTAGATAAGGAATCTAAACTTGCCATAATACTCATGATAATAAGCTTACTTTAGTTAATAAATCTTTTGTTTCTCTTAAAATCATTCTATCTTTGACTGTAAGATTTAATCCACCTTTTATATTTCTATAAAGATCGTTTACACTACGGTGATTATAATCTACTGGCTCGTTATATGTACCGTCATTACTTTTTACAAAACCACTTGCTTGATAAAGATAATCACCACTGTAATCACCATTTTCTTTTAAGAAAGATTTTATCTGATTAGTTATATCGTTTGCAAAATCTCTAATCTTTTGATCTACTTTGTCTTCAATCAATTTGTCTAATTTGCCTGTTGTATTTGACATAGTTATATAGTTTAATGTTAGTAGTCAGAACAGGACTCGAACCTGTAATATAGTGTACCCAGTAGATACTTGCGTCTAACCAATTCCGCCACCTGACTCCATTAGTAAGAGGCTTTACCAAGCAAAACACTTGGTTACATTACTAATTTCTTCTTAAATCTCTCATTAAATCGCTAAACAAAGCGTGTATAGCAGCTAATTCTGGCATCTCATTACTGGCTTTTGTTTCAGTAACTTTATGTAATGGTTTAATCCATTTGCCTTGTTTAAACACTTTAATGTTACTGTAAAAGAAATCACCGTTAGCTAATAACTCATTAGGATAACCTTTTACAATTTCACCGTGTTTAGTCATAACACCTATAGCGAAACCGCGTCTTTCAGCTTCTTCAGTCATAACTTTTAATTCTGAAGTACGACTATTACTTGTATTACAACTACTTGATTGTTGCTCGTCTATGTCGTCCCAAAACTGTTGACCTTCAGGCGATTCCCGCCAACTAAAAGCCATAGCCAATGGTAGATCTTGATTAATACACCGAGTACCATCTTCGACACCTCTTTGTCTTACTACGTTACTAAATACTTTTTCCCAGTGCTCTTTTGGCACTTCACTTAATTGAATTCCCATGATAATATAATTTAAAGTTAATGATACAAATTTATTCTTCGCCACGTCTTACGTGTCTATGATTCCACAATCTAGTACAAGAGAATTTCTTGCTTTTACTGAATGTAGACTTCTGCCTAATTATTATACTGTTGTATTCTCTGTTTGTTAAACCGCTACACTTTTTCTCGTTAGCGTTATTAACTAGATGTTGATCTATTCTTTGTCTACGAATATTGCTACAATAATTCATAGCTGCTACTGCCGCTGCTTCCATAGTTAACTATTGATTTGTAAGTTTAGTTCATTTGTTGTCATATACCAAGTGTCTTCAGAACCATAGTTCTCGTTAACAAACTCTTCGGCATCTATACCATCTTCTACTTTATCAATAAAAGTTTTGCCTAATCCGTACTGTAAGGTTGTTATATACATAGTTAAGTTCTTTGCACCCACGCTGCTGCGTTAGCTAAATTAATAAATGTTACTTTGAACTTGAATAATAATACACTAATAATGTTTGCTTGCTTCTTCATAATTTAATTGTTTAAAGGGTTATTATATACTAATTCTATTAATTCTTCTAATATAACACTACGGTCATAGTTTGTTTGCCAACTACATTGAGTGTAAATATATTCTGATATTTCTCTAACTACCTGGTCTCTGCTTCCACCACATTTGATGAAAGCTTTGAAACCATCGATAGCATCATTAACTTGTTGGCTCATATTACCAACCAGTTTTTAAATCATCTTCTAGTATGAAAGTCCAACCTTTGTGGTTAAACCATGCGGCTATGCCGTCTTGCTCTTTATCTTCGTTATAAATGAAGGCAAATCTTGCTGGTAAATTACCAATTAAAAAACCACGGTATTGTCTTTTATTCAACCATATAGTTGAACCTCGTCTTTTGTAAGTTTGAACTGTTGTTGACATAGTAAATAGGTATTAAAGATTAATATTAAATTTAATTTCGAATATATTATCTGACTTGTTTATTATTAAGTTCGTGAAGATATTATAAATGTACTTACATAACAATCTTCTTCATCATCATACTCATCGGTGTTATCAGGGTATTCATCTAATAATTCACCGTATATATCATCTTTGAATGAGTCTAAAGTATGGTGTATTATTAATAAATGAACTGGTACTTCATCACCACTAGGATCTTGCCAGTAACCAGGTTCCATGTTGAATTCTTTTAGACCATTCATGGTTGATACTACTTTCGCTAATAGATTAAAATCTTGCATAGTTTAAGGTGTTAAAATGTTTATTAGATAAAAATGGTTAGGAGGTATATTACTACATCTCTATGGACCTTATAACACTTTTTAAATAATTTACACTTGATTGGTTGATTAATTTCATATATATTATCTGAAGTGAAACAAAATAAGTCCGTGAAGTGTATAGCAAAAGCTACTAAACAGGAAATAATGGCACAACAAAGCAGTTAATTTAAAAACTGTGACATTAGGGTATTATATTATATAGTAACAGGCTATTGTCACACTTTTGTAGTGTATATTTTCACTAAAAAAAGATAAAAAAAAGACCACCGAAGTGGCCTTATTTAATAATTATACCAATGTTGGTAGATTTCTTACAAAGACTGGTAAATCTTTCGAGTTAGTATAACTACCATACTTGTCGAAGCAAGGCATTAAGTCGAATTTTGCTCGCAGAGCGTTATAAACTAAGTCGTGGTTATAAACTTTTAACTCGTTCTTATGATTAGTAAAACTAATTATAGTATTACTACCAATTAATGACTTACGAATAACAAACCTTTTAGTAGTTAGTTGATTTGTAGTTGAAACTACTGCAGGAGCTGCCACTGGCGCTACAACTGCACTTGATTTTTTTACTGACATAGTATATAAAATTAAAATTATAAAGATTAAAATCAATCTTCGTATATATTATCAACAATAAAATGTTGTAAGTCCGTGAAGTGCTATACATATTGACCTTAAATACTATAAGTAGCGATTAAAGTCAGCTCTGCCTGCCCATTCCACAATTAAGTAGAAGAAAAACCCTCTTTCGAGGGTCTTAGTTGACTATTATTATACTATTTCTTTTAAGTTTCTAACAAATAGTGGTAGATTGTTAGTATTAGTATAACTACCATATTTATTAAAACAAGGCATACTTTCAAATTTGTCTTTTAGTTGATTGTAGACTTTGTCGTGGTCATAAGTCATTACTACATTTTTGTTGTTAGTAAATGAAATTACCGTGTTTGTACCAATTAGACTTCTTCTAATTACAAATCTTTTTGTTGTTAATTCTACTTTAGACATAGTATAAATTATTAAATTATAAAGATCAAAATTAATCTTCGTATATATTATCTTAATAAAAAACTTGTAAGTCCGTGGAGTGCTATACACGTTAGTTACAAAAAAAGACCACATATAGTGGCCTTATTTAGTTGTTATGATATGTTACACTGACATCATGAATTGTAATGCGAAGTATGCTCCGATGTACAATGCAAGTACTATTAGTGGTTTGATCTGCTGTAGTATATTAGATATGTATCTCATGATTATAAGTATTAAGTTAGATAATAAAATAAGCAGTTTAACGATATGCTTAGATCGATGCATTATACTATCTCTTTAAGAGCTCTTACGAATACTGGTAGATTGTTAGTATTAGTATAACTACCGTATTTAGCGAAGCATGGCATTGCATCAAACTTAGCTTTTAATTGATCATATACTTTATCATGATTATAAGTACATTCAACATTCTTATTGTTCATGAATGTTATTACTGTATTCGTACCGATTAATGATTTTCTGATTACGAATCTTTTAGTAGTTAATGCTACTTGTGGTGCTGCTGCTGCAACTGCTTTTGATTTTGACATAGTTTATTATATTAAATTATAAAGATCATTATTAATCTTCGTATATATTATCAATATCAGATTCTTGTAAGTCCGTGAGCATATAATATTATTAAGATCGTAGTAACTCCGTGCGAGTGCTATACATACGCATAAGGTAAAAGCTAAATCCTATTACGACATCATACGCGATCGACTCACGTCATCAATATAAACGTTAAAAAGTTGGGGGACCCGGCAATTTGAAACGCGTTTTCCTTTTCGAAAATAAAAATAGAAATTAAGTAGTAACACCAAACTTCTCTACATCTAATCCAAAACACTAGGCCCCAAAAAATTTTTTTAATATTTTTTTTTAAAGCACTTAACTATAATAAACACACAGCAGTATAATATAACAAACTACCATTATACCTTATAAGGTGCAATACTTTGCATTTAACGGCATAATATACCTGATTGGGTATAATGTAAATTTATACTTTTTCGTGTGATTAGAGAGAGTATATATAACTCGTTAAAAACAAAAATATGAAATCTCAATTATCAAAACACTGGGCAGGTAAAGGATATAATTCTCCATTTAAACAATCTGAAGTTCCTTCAATTTTAAGAGGAGAAGAGAAGCCTGTGGAAAAAAAGAAACCATCTTATGTTTCTGAAAAAGTAACAGGTACAGGTCCTCGTAATTCTGAACAAGAAATCAAGAAAGGTAGAGAAAAAGTAGAAGAACTTAAAAAGAAAACAGTTGGTCCAAGTGGTACTTATTTTGATGCTCCAGACGATGATTATATCAAACTAGATAAAGAAAAAAGAAAGCAAAGAGCCGAAGAAAACATGCGCGAATAAATTTACGATATGGCATTTAAACTAAGAAGTCAATCTTTTGAAAACCCATCACCTTTACTAAAACAGAAACTTTCTCCAAAAGCGGCTAAGGCCAAAGCAGAGAGAGATCTTGCCTATGCTAAAACTGATGATAGAAGAAAGAAAAAGGCACACTCGCAGAGAATGCACAGAAAAGATCCTAGTGGCAAAGGTAAAGACTATGACCATGAAGATGGTAGGTTTGAATCAGTAAAACAGAACAGGGGTAATGAAGGAGAAGGTACAAAAAAAGAAAGTGGTAAAAAATATAAAATAAAATAAATAAAAAGATATGGCAATAATTCCAGCAGCAGAAAAAGTTTTCATGGTTAGTAATGGTACTAACACTACATACGGAGGTAGCGCTGCTTTACAAGCGATGAATCAATGGTACACAATGCAAGACATAGCAGATACGATATATCCGGCATCTCAATCATTCGATCCATTATTTACAGATGCTTCTGGAACATTAGCGGGTGTAACAGCTACAGCTTCATATACAATGATAGCTCCAAAAATTTGTTTCTTTAGAGTGCACGTAGATTTTTCTGGTTGCACTAATTTTGGTACATTAGGTTATCAAATAACCTTACCTTTTCCATCTGTAGAAACAATGAGGCAAGCTAATGGCACATTGCATCAACCTGCACTTTCTGCACAATATCATATTGCTGGTATAACAGATACAGATACAGCCAATGCTTCTATACTTACACTATATTACTCAGGAAGTACAACAGATTTAGCTTGGAAATTTAATACGCCAGTTGGTGGGACAACAATAACAAGTCATTTTGACATTTCAGGAACATACGAAATAGCTTAAAAATAAATTAATATGAACGGAAAAGGGATAGGCCCTCAAGGATTGGGCACAAGCAAAAATAACGGATATACTATTGGTGAAGCTAATAGTCCAGCTATGCAAAAAAAGACTGCAGCTTGGACTCGTAAAGAAGGTAAAGATCCTAAAGGTGGTCTTAATGCTAAAGGTGTTGCAAGTTATAGAAGAGAGAATCCAGGTTCTAAATTACAGACTGCTGTAACTAAGAAACCTTCAGAATTAAAAGCTGGTAGTAAAGACGCTAAGCGTAGAAAGTCTTTCTGTGCTAGAATGTCTGGTATGCCAGGAGCAATGAAAAAACCAAACGGTGAACCAACAAGAAAGAAACTTGCATTAGACAAGTGGAATTGTTAAACAACTAATTATATAGACATGTCAGGAATAATATCATATCCAGTAGGAGCACCTCAACTAGAGGACTTACTATTAGGTACAGAAATAAAAGAAGATGGTAACTTAACTAGAAACTTTGAAGTAAGTTCAGTAAGATTGTTGTTTGCAGAAAACACACCAATACAAGTTGCTAACTCACTAGTAGCAGAAAGTTCTGTAACAAACTTAGAAGCAACAGTTGGTGCTACAGATTATATACGTCTAGGTCAAAACGTAAATACTAGTAATGATGATGTTTTTTATGTAGAACAAACCGGTAGATATATATTTAAACCAGGACTTTACTTTATTAAATTTAAAGCACAAGTTAGTGCTGTTAACATAAGCATACCTGGACACTTATATATAGGTAAGTTTTTTAATGGAACATCAATTGATACACCGACTATGGTTAGCGTACCTTTTATTCCAGGATCAACAGCATATTCAGAAAGTTTTTGGTTAAATGTACAGGACGAGGGTGATGAACTAACATTTGCAATAACAGCTACAACAATACAAGGATCTGATCCAGCTTCTTTAGCGTGTATTGATGTAAACACAAACGGCTGGACTAATCATTCTTCTATTTTCACTATAAACATACAAAAAGTAAATCTAGTATAACATGGCAATAATCTATAGCTACCAAACAAATACGAATATATTAGCTACAGATCTTGTTATAGGTTCTTCAACTAAAGTTGTAAACGGAAAAAATAGGAATGTAACTAAGAACTTTGAAATAGGAAGTATTGCTGAATTCTATAATGAAATAAGCGCTATTGCTATCGCTGGTCAAAACAATTTCTTTTTTCAAAACTCAGTAGGTGCTGGTAGAAAACCAGGATCTATTAGTTTTACAAACGGAGGAGGAACAGGTACTTTATTTAGCAATATAACTGTATTGCGTTTAAGTAAATTTGCTACATCAGGTAATCTTATTATAGACTACATAAACACACTGGTAGGAGAAGCTATTATGATCGCGCAGTGTGACGATCTAAATAACTTTGGTATATATAAATTTATTAGTTTAGCACCAGTTTCAGGTCAACCTAATTTTGTAGACATCGTAATAGAATCTGTAGCAGCACATGGTAGCATACTTCAAGACAAGTTTTATGCTATTGCTGTTTACCCAGGATTTATTAATCCAAATATAGATCCAATAGTAGGTGATAAGAATTTTGTGTATACACAATCAGTACCTTCTACACTTTGGACAATAACACATAATTTAGATAAATTTCCTTCAGTGAGCGTTGTTAATATAAATAATGTTACCATGTATGGTAATGTTGTTTACTTAAACTTAAACGAGTTGCAGATAGAATTTTCAGCTGGTTTTTCTGGCAAAGCATATATGAACTAATTAATAAAAAAAAATAGAAAATGGCAATTAATTTTTTAAATAGCATTAATCTCAATCAAAACGAGTTAATAAAAGCTAGAATTGAAAATCAACCAAATAACACTGCGGCTGGAACAGGTGTAGAAGGACAACTTTATTACGATACAACATTAGATGTATTAAAAGTATGGGCGAATGGTGCTTGGGTAGAAGTAGGAGGAGGAGTTACTTCTTTTACAGCTACTGATGGTACGTTTATAAACCTAACACCTAACACTACACAAGGTGGAGCAGCTACATTGACTGCTGAACTTAGTGCAACTGGAACGCCTAGTAATACGGTATATTTAAGAGGTGATAACACTTGGTCACCAATATCAGGTATATACAACTGGACAATACAAGGTGGGACCGGTGGACCTACAACAGTAGCTTCTGGAACAAATATAACTTTTGCAGGCGGTACAAATGTAACAACGGCATTAGTTGGTAACACATTGACAATAAACGCTACCAATGCTTCGATTACATTAACAGGTGATGTTACAGGAACAGGTACAACTTCTATAGCTACAACAATTGCTGCTGGCGCGGTAGAATTTTCTATGATGGATCCAGTTGCGGTAGTTACTGCAGCAGAAGGTATTCCAAGTAATGACAACGATGTAACATTACCAACAAGTGCAGCTGTTAAAGCTTATGTTGATGCTTCAGTAGCCGGTGGTTTAATATACCAAGGTGGATATAACGCAGCAACAAATACACCCAACTTGGATTCGCCACCTACAATTGCGGGTATCAAAAGAGGTTGGACATATACAGTTACCGCAGATGGTACATTCTTTACAGAACAAGTTAGAGTTGGCGATGTATTAATTGCTGAAATAGACACGCCTACAACATTAGCTGATTGGACAGTTGTTCAGAGTAATATTGATCTTGCTAGTTTAACTCAAGTAGGTATTGGTAATGTAAACGCAGGTACAGGTATTGATGTAGTATATGCATCTGGTACCGCGACAGTAAGTGCTCAAGCAACTTCATACGCTGTAACGATTAGTGCAACAGGTACAATCACACATAATTTAGGCACAAGAGATGTAATAATACAATTATACGATACTGTAACTTATGAGACTGTGTATTCTGATAATGTAAGAACAACAACAAATACGGCTACAATAACATTTGCTGCTACACCAACTAATCCTATTAGAGTAGTAGTTCAAAAATAAAATTTAATATATGAAATTTAAAAGTGAAGTAGAACTCGAAGCTTTAAACAATGCTACTATAGACACTGATAAGTTTTTAGTGTCTGATAGTAGCACTGTAAAATATAGAACAGGTGCACAGGTGCTTTCTGATATAGGAGGGCAAGCTGCTTTAACTAATCCAATTACAGGAACAGGTACAGTTAATTACGTGTCTAAATTCACAGGATCTACGACATTAGGTAATAGTCAGATATTTGACAATGGAAGCGGTATAGGTATTGGAACGACTTCGCCAAACTATTCAAGTGCTGGTCGTGGTGTTTTAGATATAAACGGAAGTTCTCAATCAATGCTTGCTTTAAGTGTTGGTGGTGTTGGAAAATCTTTTTTATTTTATACGGGTACAGATTTATTGGTTTCAAACGAAAGTAATGGAGCTATAAAACTAAATACAAATGGATCTGAAAAAGCTATAATTACAGCAACGGGTAACGTAGGTATTGGAACAACAAGTCCGAGTGCTAAACTAAATGTTTCAGGAGATATACATATTGGAGATTACGGTAGTGCTGCTTCTAGAGTTTTAGATTTTAGAACAAGTAATTCTGTATTTACAATTACAACAGACGGAACATCAGCTGCTTTAGGAACTACTCTTACTTATTCTTGGGCAAGTGGAGGAGGTGGCCCTTTGAAATTTAATAACGCTGGAGGAGAAGTAATGAGATTATCTTCAACAGGAAACGTAGGAATAGGAACAAGTTTACCAGACACAAAATTACACATAGAGGATGTTACAAAAGTATTAACAAATAATGTTGCAGGAGTTGCACAAGGAACTTTATCTTTAGCTTCTACTGACGCACAAGCTGCAAATATAGGAACTTCTTTATTGTTTGGAGGTAATTTTATTACTGGTAATCAAACTAGAATAGCTTATGCTGCTATAACAGGTAGAAAAGCAAATGGTTCATCAGGTAATGCTGATGGTTATTTATCTTTCCTTACTTGGCGATCTACAGGTTTAACAGAAGCAATGCGTATTACAGCATACGGTAACGTAGGTATTGGAACAACTAATCCTGCAAGACTACTTGATGTTAATGGAGATGCTATAATCAATACACTAACCGTTGGTAAAGGATCGAATAATATAGCAACTAATTCAGCGTTTGGGTATCTAACTTTAAACAACAATGATACAGGAGCCAATAATGTAGCAATTGGTTATGAAGCTCTAAGAGACAATGACACAGGAAATAGCAATGTAGCTGTAGGAGTATATTCATTAAGGTTAAATAATGGAGATTACAATACTTGTATAGGTACTACAGCAGGAAGCGTTTCTACAGGTGCAACTGGTATGACGTTAATGGGATTTGACTTAAACTACAAACCTGACACAACCTCCACACCTTTAGGGAATAGTGAATTAGCAATATCGCAATATTGGAGTGAATATCCAGGGAAACCACATTTTTATGCTCCTGATAGAGTAGCAATAGGTGCATCTACTAATACTGAAATACTATCAGTTAGTTGGGATGCTTATAATGCTTTTTTTGTTGATTATTCATTTGATGATGCATCAGGAAATTTAAGAGCAGGTACAATAAAATGTATCTTCACTGCATCAGGTGGATTTACATATCAACTAACAGACGATAAAACAGCTGATATTGGTAATACAACTGATTTTACATTTGATGTAATAGATGACGGAAGCCATAACGCAGTTCTAAGAGTGATTAATGCTGGTGGAACATCCTCTTATATTAGATTTACATCAAGACTTTTATTTAAAACAATATAATATTATGATAAATTTTAAATGGGTCTTTGGCCCAATGGAATGTTACGTTGATAAAGACGGACTAACAGATGTAGTGTATACAGTGAACTGGAGATACAATGCTACAAGAGAAGAAGGTGGTAAAGAATACTTTGCTGAAGTTTATGGCGCAACAGGAGTTGCTTTTCCTGATCCTGCAACATTTGTGCCTTATGATCAAATTACAGAGGAGATGACAATTGGTTGGATGGAAGCAGCTTTAGATGTTCCTTTAATGCAAAAAAATTTAGATTTACAAATTGATTTACAAATCAACCCGGTAACAGTAACTTTACCTCCACCTTTCACTAATACGTTTTCAGGAACTATTGGTTTAGCTGAAATTAATCCAAATACAAAATTAGAAATTAAATAATAATGAGTAGAGGAGAAAAAGTAGATCTGTTTTTAAACAAGTGGGTTAGTAGAAAATTAACTGTATTTGTAATAGCTTCCATAGGATTATTTTCTGGAAGTCTTACATCTACTGATTGGGTTATTGTTGCAACTTCTTATATAACAATAGAAGGAGTTACAAATATTGTTGAACGTCTAATGAAAACTAAAAATGTCTAACACGGATCTTAAACTTTACACGTTAAATAGTATAACTATGGCATTAAGCTTTTCAAACTTAGAAAATACTTTAAAAATAATGTTATTAATAGCATCGATATTTTATACAATATTAAAAACAGTTGAAACACTAAGAAATAAGAAAAATGACAACAAAGGAGACAATAACTAAATACGGTAAACCAAATATAACCGGTGAAGGTTACTTAGTTACTATATTATTACCTTACCCAATGCGATTAGCTTGGGACACAGAAAGCGTCGTTAATAAAATGAGATGCCATAAATTGGTTTCAGGAAGATTGTTGGCAGTATTCAATGAAATACATAGAGTATATGGTTATAATAAAATTAAAGAATTAGGTATTGATTTATTTGGTGGTTGTTTTAATTTTAGAAAAATGAGAGGTGGCGAAGACTGGAGCAAACACTCATGGGCAATAGCTATTGATTTAGATCCAGGAAGAAACCAACTAAAAGAAACAGACAAAACAGCTAGGTTTGCAAGACCTGAATATAAAGCAATGATTGATATATTTTACAAACACGGTTTTATATCACTAGGAAGAGAAAAGAATTACGATTGGATGCATTTTGAAATAAAAGAATAAAACTATGAAATATATTTTAATATTATTATCTACACTGTTTTTTGCCTGTGGTGCAAGAAAAGTAAACAAACAAGAAAAAGTAGAAGAAAAATTAACCACAGAGGTTATTATGCGGAAAGATTCGGTAGTTGAAGTTGTTAAAACAGAGATTAAATATGATGTAGAAACGCACGAAATAGAAGTAACCGCAGTTGATTCAACAAAAGAATTTGTGGTTGAAGGAAAGAAGTATTTTAATGCACGTATTAAGATTAAAAAGAAAAAAGACAACACTATATACTCTGAAGACAATAAAGTGTCTAAAACAAGCTTAAAACAGTCTAAAACAGCAGTTAAAGAACTTAAGAAAGATAAGGTTAAAACAGTTGATAAAAAAGCTAGTTATGCTTGGATTTCATGGTTGTTGATTTTATTATTAATACTTTACACTATATGGAGAAATAGAAGAAGACTTATTGGTTTATTGTAAAAACTACAAAAAACGAGTGATATATGAAGTAAGTAATCTAATCAAATTAAAAAATGTCAGAAGCAATAGTTAAAAATCTAAGCTTTGGTACTGAAGCAAGTAGCAAGGTATTTGAAGGAATAGAAAAACTAACAAGAGCAGTTAGTTCTACGTTAGGAGCAAGTGGTAAGTGTGTCTTACTAGAAGATCAGTTTGGTAATCCAACGATAACAAAAGATGGTGTAACAGTAGCTGATTCTATAATCTTGCTAGATCCTGTTGAAAACATGGGAGCTAAACTTCTTAAAGAAGCAGCAAGAAAAACAGTAAGAGAAGCAGGTGATGGTACTACAACAGCCACGGTGTTAGCTCATGCTATTTTAAAAGAAGCTTATGCTTCAAAAGAAGCAAATACAAGAAAAATAAAAGAAGGAATAAATAAAGCTGTTGAAAATGTCATAAAGTATTTAGATTCAGTATCTATACTTGTTGATGACAATATGCTTGATCAAATAGCTACTATATCAACTAACAATGATCCTGAACTAGGAAAAATAGTTGGTGATGCATTTAGATCGGTAGGTAACACTGGTATTGTAATGATGGAAACATCTGTTAATCCAGAATGTAGTTTACAAGTGGTAGAAGGAGTTCAGTGTGAAATGGGTTTAACTAATTCTCACTTTATTACTAACCAAAAGAATAAGACAGCAGAACTAGATAATCCATTAGTATTATTAATTGAGTCTCCTGTTGATAGCATTAGACAGATACAGTCTGTTTTAGAATATGTAATAAAGAACAACAAATCATTGCTTGTGATTGCAGATTTAGACCAAGTGGTTTTATCTACGTTAGCAATGAACAAATCAAAAGGTAACATAAAAGTGAACGTTATAAACGCTCCTACTTTTGGTGTTAATAGAAAAGAAATATTTGATGATTTAGCTTTGTTAACTGGAGCTACATTAATCAACGAAGATCTAGGAGATGATTTAGACTTAATACAACCAGATTTACTAGGAACATGTTTAAAAAGTGTTACTAATCATGAAGAGACAATACTTCACGTAGAAGAAAGTTCTGAGGAAGTATTAAGCATTATAGATGATATTAAAAAATCATTACTAGAAAAAAACAGTAGCAATACTGTCATTAAATTGGAAAAAAGATTAGCACGCTTAACAGCTAAAATTGCTGTAGTAAAAGTAGGTGCTAACTCAGAGATAGAATTAAAAGAAAAGGCAGATAGAATAGAAGATGCAATATGTGCAACTAAAGCAGCTATCAAAGAGGGTATTGTCCCAGGCGGGGGAATTGCTTTGTTAAACGCTGCTCATAGTATAGATAGTTTTTCTGATGGTGAAGAAATATTATTAAACGCTATAAGAGCACCTTTTAGAACTATATTAGATAATGCTGGTATAGAATATGCACCATTAGAATCTTTTTCAAAAATTGGGTATGGTCTTAATGTAATAACAGGTAAAACTGTTAATATGATTGAAGCAGGAATTATTGATCCATTATTAGTTACTAAAAGCGCGTTAAGAAATGCTGCTTCTGTAGCTACTACCATATTGTCAACTGATTGTGTAATTAACAACTTAAGAGCATAATGAGAGCAATAGGAAAAACACTGGTTATAAAGAAAATAAAAGAAGGTACTACTGAAACAAAAGGTGGTCTTCTATTGGCAGAAAGTCATAGAGATGATATTAGATATGTTGAAGCTATAGTTGTTAAATTAGGAGACGAAGTAACAGGTATAAATGAAGGAGATCATATATTCTTTGACAGACATGCTGGTCATAAAATAGAACCCGATAAAGAAACTTATCATGTTATAAAATTAAACGATGTAGTTATAGTATTATGATGCGTTTAGAACCTGCTGACATAAAAAGTATAGGTCTATTAAAACACTACAGAATAATAAGAAAATGGGCTTGTAGAAATAACGGTTTATCAGATGCTGATCTAGAATTATTAGTTTATCTTGATTGCATGGAATTCTTTACTAAACAAGATTTTAAAACAGGTACTTATACATATAGCTGGAACAACAGGCGCTGGAACGATTTATTAAAACAAGGTTGGATAACGGTTTGGAGAGAACGAAACCATACAACTCAAAAATATAATATATATAAAGTTTCTTTTAAGTGCAAACAGTTAATAAGTAAAATGTACCGTATAATGTTAGGGATAGAAGATATACCAACTAGTCATAGAAACTCAATAATGAGTGGTAAAACATATACTGATATAGTAATGATTACCGCAATAGAAAACACAAACAAAGATAAAACAAGAAACAATGGATTTTAAAAGTAAAAATAGCCCGATAAAACAAAGTATCGTAGATCCTTCTATGGTAAGACAAAACAGTATGGATCCTACACAAAATCCATATAGTCAAATAAAAACAGTTCAACCTGGTATGCAATATAATGGTATTAGTCCAAAAGCTATGAGTAATCAGAACACAATACAAAATGTAATGGGTTCACCAATGGCAAATACTCCATTTATGCAAATGACAGACCCTTTAACAGGTCAACCAATAGATCCTACTATGGATCAATCACCAGATCAACCAGTTCCACCACCAGCAGGTGTTCAGACAAGTGTTACACCAGGTTACGATTTAAACAATTACTAATAGTAAAATAAATAAAAATGAATATAAACGAAACAAAACACCCTACTACTGTTTTTGATAAAGAGGCAAAGATGTCAGGAGTTGGAGCAGATGCTCTTTGGGCAGGTCCTTTTGACACAACTGGTTATCCAAAAGGTCAAGGATCTAGTTCTGGTAAAAACGGAATTAAACTTAGATTTGCTGACCCAAAAGAATGCGGATGTGATATGCCTATCACTTCTAGAGCAAAAATGAGATAATAATGTCTTTAGGTATTATAAACAAAAATACTAGTTCTCCTTTCATGTTGAGAAGAAGTATTGTAGATCAAGGAGGTCAAGGTGGTGCTTACGAATCTGGTGGTTTTAATCCTGAAGAAAGTTATTCCGATGGAGGAACTGCTAATGCAATAGCCGCTTTTGGTAGTACTATTGGTGCTGGTTTATCTGCTAGAACAACAGGTGATGAAAACAAAGATAATTTATCTACTTCTAAAAGATTAGATAAAAAATCAAAAAGAATTAGTGATAAAATATCTAGTTCAGATACTAGTGAAGATAAGAAAAAAAGACTAGAAAAAAGACTAGGTAATGTAGGTGAAAAACAAGTAAAAGTAAAATCTAAAATAGATAAATACAACGAAATGGTAAAACCTACTTTAACTTCTGATTTAAAAAAGATATAAATTATGGCTTTTAAAATGTCTGGTCCTCCTTACAATGTTGACAATACTCCTATATATAGTATGGATATGGACGATAACGTTTTAGGAATGGCTCAATCAAACGGTACTATATTAGTTAACAAGAATGTATCTCCTTTAGAATTAAAGAAAAATCATACTATATCACATGAGAAAGTTCACATCGATCAAATGAAGAGAGGTGATTTAGACTATGATGATCAGAATGTTACTTGGAAAGGTAAGAAATATCCAAGATCTAAAATGAAAGAAGGTGATAAAAAATTACCTTGGGAAATGGAAGCTTACGCAAAACAAGGTAAAAAAGTTAAAAAGTAAATAATACATGTGATATATATATTAATACTAATCTAATTAAATTTATATCATTATGAAAAAACTTATTTTAATTTTAGCGTTTGGATTATTTAATTTAAACACATTTGCACAAGAAGAGATTAACACGTTACAACTTATAGGTTGGTGGACACCAGATAAACCGTCTGCTCATTTGTTCTTTTGGGAAACACCAGCAGGTGAATTAAAAGTTCAACAAATAAGTAATACAACAGGAGAAAGATTTATACTTAGAGATTTTAGAATTAATTTAGAATCTGTATTTATTAAGTCAAGTATTAAAGAAGAAGACAAAGCGTTAAATTATTACATCATGTTAGAAAACGGAACTATGGAATGTACTTCAACGAATTGTTATACACAGAAAATTACAAAAATAATTTATACAAAAACAAGATAATAATTAACCTAAAACAAAACAAACAAAATGGCATACACACAAACACCAGGTAGAGGAAACGGGATGAAAACAGGTGGAGGAATTAGCTCTGCTTTATTACAAAAACTCACTCCAAAAGAAAAAGCTACTAATGAAAAATTAAAAAAAGAAGAAGAACGCGTTGATAGAGCGGTAAATAAATACTCTAGCACAAAAAAGATGAAAGGCCAAGAGTTAAATATTGAACGTGCTGCAGCATACGATAGTATTGAAGCTAGTGATAAAGCTCGCGATATGAATTTCACTAAAAGAGAAGCTGCTAAAATTGGAAACAAATCTGCTAATGCTACCCGTAAGATAAACGATGGTGCAACTAGAGTTAAGAGAACTGAAGTAGTAGGTAAAAAAGGTTATGAAGATAAATACGAAAGAGTAAAAGTAACTCCTGCAAAACAGATGTCAAAACTTAAATCTGGTAAATCTCCAGCTAAACAAGTTTCTAAAATGCCAACTAATAAACTGGCTCGTGATAAACGTCCAACAGATACTATGGAAAGAAACAGAGGAGGTGCTGAACCAACTCTAAGAAAACCAGGAGGTAGAACCCCAGATGTAAATGGAACTGCTCCAAGACCAAAAGCTAATAAAAAAGCTCCAATGAAAATGAAAAAATGTTAAATGAAAAATATATCTACAAAAGGTTATAAAAGAAACAGTCCAGATAAAGACAATTCTTACAATATTATACCAAGCGGAGATATAACAATGGAAGGTGTAGATTTTCCGGTATTAGGCATAGATAATAAAGGTAATAAAAAAGTAATGAAACCAGGGAAAAATTATAAATTCCCTGGTGACGTTGTTTTAGAAGTACCTATGAAAAAACAAAGTTTATACAATAGAATATTTAAAAAATAGATTATGGGACAATACGGTAATCAACCAGATTTTGGAACAATAGCGGCAAACATAATACCAACAGGAGATCCAACTGATGGTCCTGCTGGGATAAATTTAGGGTCAGCGGCTTTATATATCGGAACCGGCGGAGATTTAGCTTGTACGGTTATAGGGGGAAATAACGGACCGGATAATACAACATGGTTTAGAAATATCCCTAATGGAACTTTTTTTCCTGTAATTGTTAGTAATGTATGGGAAAGTATTGGCGGCGAATTAGGCACCTGCTCCGACATAGTAGCACTTTACTAATGGGTTGGAGTCAAGGTATAGGTATAGGTTGGCCTAATGCAACTGCAGGAGGCATTATCCCTATTTGGTATTTGTTTGATACCACCCCATGTGGATGGACATTACCCGTCCCTCGTCAAACAGGTCCGCTCCCAAATAATCAATATTCTGAAGGGGATTTTGTAGAAATACCTGCTTATGGGCAAAGAGCACAATTGGTAAGCCCTAGTTTAACTCCTCATGAAGGATTTGAACCCGTTAACACTACAGGAAAATATACGGGGTGTGGCATATAAGTAATAATTAAAAATAGCAGGTGGGAGGTAAGGTATCTCACGGGTCTCATAAGCCCGCTTAAACTGGTTCGACTCCAGTACGTTGCTACTAATATTAATAATCAAATTAAATAAAATGAAAAAAGCAAAAAAAATCACAAAAGAACAATTAGAAAAAATTGTATCACAACAAAAAGATTTAGGAACATTGTTAACAAACTTAGGTGTATTAGAAGCTCAAAAGCATTCTATATTACACCAGGTTGCTGATCTTAACAAAGACATCGAAGATTTTAAAGGTGTTTTAGAATCTGAATATGGAGCTATCAATATTAATTTAGAAGATGGTAGTTACGAAGATATTGAAACACCACCAACTGATGACTAATAATGTTATAAGAAAGATAAGCATTGGTGCAGATTATAAAAATGAAGCAATGCATTATTCTATAGGACAATCTGTTTATGGAGGTCATGAAATTGCTTATATTAAATTAGACAATGAAGATCATTCATATAACATATATATAAAAAAAGGAGACGAAGTAATGCCGTGGAAGAAATTTAATTCTAATATGGCTATATCTGTTGAATATGATTTAGAATACTAATGAGAAGTGTATTTGATTTTATCGTAAAGCCGATAGGTGATAGATACGATAACAAAATTGATGTAGAAGGAAAAGAACTTATACTAAATACAAAAATAGAAAGTTTTAAATCTGTGAATAATTTAGCGGAGGTTGTTGCAATCCCGCTAGCTTATTCTACTAATATAAAAGTAGGTGACAAGGTTATAATACATCATAATGTTTTTAGAAGATTCTATGACATTAGAGGTAATCAAAAAAACAGTAGATCTTACTTTATGAATGATTTGTACTTTTGTGGTGCAGATCAAATATATTTATATAAAACAGAAAATGAAAAATGGAAGTCATTTGGAGATAGATGTTTTATAAAACCACTTAAGAATACAGACTATTTAAGCTTACAAAAAGAGCAGAACCTTATTGGTATACTAAAATATGGAAACAGCACCTTAGATGAGCTTAAAATAAGCGAGGGAGACTTAGTCGGATATACTCCATTTGGAGAGTTTGATTTTATAGTTGACGGACAAAGATTGTATTGTATGAAATCTAATGATATTGTAATTAAATATGAATATAAAGGAAACGAAACAGAATATAATCCTAGCTGGGCACAAAGCAGTACTTGAGTTAATAAAAGTTGCTGAAGAAGCTATTATAGAAAATGGTGAAGATGATTTATCTGCTGATAAATTAAAAAATGCGGCAGCAACTAAAAAACTAGCTATATTTGACGCTTTTGAAATATTAAGTAGAATACAAGAAGAAGAAAAACTATTAATTGATGTTGAAAAAGAAACTGAGACTAAAGTTTTTAAAGGTTTTGCAGAAGGGAGATCTAAATAATGTACGAGCAAAGTTTATACAAAATAGTAGATGCTCATATAAAACCTAGCGTTTTAAAACAAAACAACCGTCTTAAAAAATGGAAATATGGGTATGATAAGGATTATGACATGGTTGTTATTAGTAAGACTGGAAAGATTGGTGAGATACTTGAAATCCAAGACTTAAAAATAGCATTACCATTAGCAGAAGATACTTACTCTAGATCTAATAAAAAAGAAGATCAATATTGGGAACAAATGGAGTTTCCAAAAGAAATAAGTAAAATAAAAAGCACGTTCGATTGGAATAGACAACCAGAGGTTTTTAAAGACAGATGGTATGACTACATCGACAATGAGTTTAAATATAGAGAAGAAGGTTTATTCTTTTTTAATAACGGAAAACCTACTTATATAACAGGTACACATTATATGTACTTACAGTGGAGTAAGATAGATATTGGTGCTCCAGATTACAGAGAATCAAACAGGTTGTTTTTTATATTCTGGGAAGCTTGCAAAGCAGATCCAAGATGTTATGGTATGTGTTACCTTAAAAACAGACGTTCTGGATTTTCTTTTATGTCTTCTTCAGAACTAGTAAACTTAGCGACTATATCTAGTGATTCTAGATTTGGTATTCTATCAAAGTCTGGAGCAGATGCTAAGAAAATGTTTACAGATAAAGTAGTTCCAATCTCAATTAATTATCCTTTCTTTTTTAAACCTATCCAAGATGGTATGGATAGACCTAAAACAGAATTAGCATATAGGATTCCAGCATCGAAACTAACAAGACGAAAGTTAGATTCTAATGAAACGTTAGAAGAACTTGAAGGATTAGATACTACGATTGACTGGAAAAATACTGGAGACAATAGTTATGATGGTGAAAAATTAAAACTATTAGTACATGATGAAAGTGGTAAATGGGAGAGACCAGATAACATATTAAATAACTGGCGTGTTACTAAAACAACGCTTCGATTAGGTAGTAGAATTATTGGTAAATGCATGATGGGTTCTACTTCTAACGCTTTAGACAAAGGTGGTGACAATTTTAAAAAATTATACTATAACTCTGATGTTAGTAAAAGAAACCGCAATGGACAGACTAGTTCAGGACTATATAGTTTGTTTATACCTATGGAGTGGTCCTACGAGGGATTCATTGATACTTATGGGTTACCTGTATTCGATAGTCCAGAAAAACCAGTTAAAGGTGTAGATGGTAACTATATAGAATATGGTGTTATAGAACATTGGCAAAATGAAGTAGATGGTTTAAAATCTGATCAAGACGGTTTAAACGAATACTACAGACAGTTTCCAAGAACAGAACAACACGCGTTTAGAGATGAAGCAAAACAATCTTTGTTTAATCTTACAAAAATATACGAACAAATAGATTATAATGAAGACTTAAGAAACACTAATGTTGTAACAAGAGGTAGTTTCCAATGGGAGAACGGTATACAAGATACAAGAGTTATATTCTATCCAAACAAAGATGGTAGATTTTTAGTCTCTTGGATTCCTCCAGTACATCTTCAGAATAATATTTTATATAAAAATGGAGTTAAATATCCAGGTAACGAGCATTGTGGTGCTTTTGGATGTGACTCTTATGATATATCAGGAACAGTAGACGGTAAAGGATCTAATGGTGCTTTAAGCGGTTTAACTAAGTTTTCAATGGAAGACGTTCCACCAAGTAGTTTCTTTTTAGAATATATAGCTAGACCACAAACTGCTGAGATATTCTTTGAAGAAGTATTAATGGCGTGTATATTTTATGGTATGCCTATATTAGCAGAAAACAATAAACCTAGATTACTTTTTCATTTTAAAAGAAGGGGTTATAGAGGTTACTCAATGAACAGACCAGACAAGACTTGGAATAATTTATCAGTAACAGAAAAAGATATTGGAGGTATTCCAAACTCAAGTAAAGATGTTATACAAGCACACGCTGCTGCAATAGAATCTTACATAGAAGAATTTGTTGGATTAAAAGAAACAGGGTATGGTGATATGTATTTTAATAAAACGTTAAACGACTGGGCTAGATTTAACATAAACGATAGAACAAAATTTGATGCTTCTATTAGTTCTGGTTTAGCAATAATGGCATGTAACAAACATAAATACACTCCGTCTGCTCCTTCTATTCAAAGAGTTTATGATTTAGGAATTAAGAAATATGATAACACAGGTTCTTCATCAAAAATAAATAAGTAAATGAAAGTATACACAAATACAAATAGCGCGTTCCCAAGTCAGGTAGTACCTGATTCTGTAAAGGCTTCGGAAGAATACGGTCTGCAAGTCTCTCGCGCTATAGAACAAGAATGGTTTGATCAAGGTAGAACTACACAGAACAGATACTCTTCTAATTGGAATAACTTTCATCAATTAAGATTATACGCAAGAGGAGAACAATCTGTACAAAAATATAAAGATGAACTATCTATAAACGGTGATTTATCTTATTTAAACATCGACTGGAAACCAGTTCCTGTTGTATCTAAATTTGTAGATATAGTTGTTAATGGAATGTCTCAAAAGACTTACGATATAAAAGCATACGCACAAGATCCAGAATCTTTAAAAGCAAGAACTTCTTACGCTCAGTCTATATTAAGAGATATGTATTCTCAAGATTTAATAAACACAGCAAAAGAATTAACAGGAAAAGACTTTAATGCTTCTCCTCTTCCACAAGACGAGTTACCAGAAACAAAAGAAGAATTAGACCTACACATGCAATTGTCTTATAAGCAATCTATAGAGATAGCTGAAGAAGAAGCAATAAACAACGTTCTAGCTGCTAATAAATGGGATTTAACTAGAAGAAGATTAAACTACGATTTAACTGTATTAGGTATTGCTTGTGTTAAAACAAGTTTTAATGTTAGTGAAGGAATACAAACAGAATATGTTGATCCAGCTTATTTAGTTTATTCTTACACAGAAGATCCAAACTTTGAAGATATTTATTATGTTGGAGAAGTTAAAGCAGTCACTATACCTGAATTAAAGAAACAATTCCCACGCTTATCAGAAGAAGAGTTGTATAAAATACAACAAATGCCAGGTAATAGACAATATATAACTGGTTGGGGTAATTATGATGAAAACACCGTTCAAGTTTTATATTTTGAATATAAGACATACATGAACCAAGTGTTTAAAATAAAGCAAGGTGAAAATGGCTTAGAAAAAGCTATTGAAAAAACAGACGATTTTAATCCACCACCAAACGATAATTTTGAAAGAGTATCAAGAACCATAGAAGTGTTATACACTGGTGCTAAGATATTAGGTACAGATATGATGATAGAATGGAAATTGTCTGAAAACATGACAAGACCTTATGCTGATACTACAAAAGTAGAAATGAACTACGTTATATGTGCTCCTAGAATGTACAAAGGAAGAGTTGATTCTTTAGTTAATAGAATAACTGGTTTTGCAGACATGATTCAATTAACGCACTTAAAATTGCAACAAGTAATGTCTAGAATAATACCTGACGGTGTTTTCTTAGATGTTGACGGTTTAGCTGAAGTTGATTTAGGTAACGGTACAAATTATAATCCAGCAGAAGCACTTAACATGTATTTCCAAACTGGTAGTATAGTTGGTAGATCAATGTCACAAGATGGTGGTTTAAACCAAGGAAAAGTACCTATTCAAGAATTATCTAGTTCTTCTGGTCAATCAAAAATAGCTGCACTTATATCAACTTATCAGTATTACTTACAAATGATAAGAGATGTAACCGGATTGAATGAAGCAAGAGATGGAAGTGCTCCAGAAAGAGATGCGCTAGTAGGTATTCAAAAGATGGCCGCTAATGCATCAAACACAGCTACTAAACACATTTTGCAAGCTAGTATGTATTTAACTCTTAGAGCGTGTGAGAACGTGTCTCTTAGAATTGCTGATTGTTTAGATTTTCCACTTACAGCAAAAGTTTTAGAACAAAGTATAACAACATATAACGCATCTACATTAAAAGAAATAAAAAGTTTAAATCTTCATGATTTTGGTATATATTTAGAATTAGAACCAGACGAAGAAGAGAAAATGATGTTAGAACAAAACATACAGGTTGCTTTACAAAGCGGTACTATAGATTTAGATGACGCTATCGACATCAGACAAATTAAGAATTTAAAATTAGCTAATCAACTTTTAAAACTTAGAAAAACCAAGAAACAGAAGATGGTACAAGAGCAACAAATGGCAAACATAAACGCTCAAGCTCAAGCTAATCAACAAACAGCACAACAAACAGCATTGTTTGAAGTTCAAAAACAACAAGCGTTAACACAAGAAACAATAAACGTAGAAAGAGCAAAAGCTAATTTTGCAATTGAAAAACTACAAACAGAAATGCAATTAAAGCAACAACTGTTAGAACAAGAGTTTCAATACAACATGCAATTAGCTCAATTAGACTCTCAAACAAAATCACAAGGATTACAATTAGCAGAAGACAGAAAAGATGCTAGAACTAAAATACAAGCAACACAACAGTCTGAGTTAATAAATCAAAGAAATACAAACTCTCTACCAACAAACTTTGAATCATCAGGGTTTAATGGATTAGAAGACTTTGCAATGTAAAAAAAACAAATTATTTAATTATATTATATTATGTCAGAAATTATTAAACAAGAAGGAGATTTTAAAATCCAAAAAAGAAAACCAAAAAACTTAAATGTTACGCAAGAAGTAACTAAAGTTGATCTATCTGTTCCCGCTAAGGAAGCAGACGTAATTAAAGTTGTAATACCTAATGTTGCCGAAGAAGTTGTAGAACAAGTTCAAGAAGTAGTAGAACAACAAGAAATTGTTACAATGGAAGAGATTACAAACGAAGTTGTTGAAACTGTAGATCCGGTTTTAGAACCTATAGTAGAACCAGTAGTACCTCAGAAAGCATTACCAGAAAACATTGAAAAACTAGTGTCTTTTATGGAAGAAACTGGAGGTTCTGTTGAAGACTATGTTAGGTTAAACACAGATTATTCTAACGTTAATGAATTAACATTATTAAAAGAATATTACACAAATACAAAAACTCATTTAGATAAAGAAGAAATTGATTTCTTAATAGAAGACAATTTTTCTTATGATGAGGATTTAGAAGAAGAGCGAGATATTAGAAAAAAGAAACTTGCTTTTAAAGAAGAAGTTGCTAAAGCCAAAAAACACTTAGAGACAATTAAAGACAAGTACTATGATGAGATAAAACTCAAACCAGGTATGAATCAAGATCAAAAAGAAGCTTTTGACTTTTTCAACAGATACAAGAAGAACGAAGATGAATCTAAACAGAGACATGATAAGTTCAAGAATGAAACTAAAAACTTATTTGCTAACGATTTCAAAGGTTTTGAATACTCAGTTGGTGAAAAAAGATTTAGATATGGCATTCAGAACAATGATCAAGTAGCTGAAAAACAGTCTGATATTAACAATTTTATAGGGAAGTTCCTTGATAAAGATGGAAATGTTAATGATGCTGCAGGTTATCACAAGGCTTTATATACCGCTATGAATTCAGATAAAATTGCTCAACATTTTTATGAGCAAGGAAAAGCTGATGCGGTTAAAGAAGTTGTTAGCGGATCTAAAAACCAATCTATAAACCAACCAAGACAAGCGTCTGGTGAGGTTTTTGTAAATGGTTTAAAAGTTAAAGCTATCAGTGGTTTTGATTCTTCTAAATTAAGAATACAAACAAAGAAATTTAACAATTAAAAATTAAAATTATGGCGGCAGTTAGTCCAGCATTCGGTTCAATTAAACCGAGTCAAAAACAACAAGCGTTAGAAACAAATTACTTAAACTTCACAGATGGAAGTGGTAATGATTTCGCGCAACAATATTTACCAGAAGTATACGAAGCAGAAGTAGAACGTTACGGAAACAGAACGTTATCTGGCTTCTTACGTATGGTAGGAGCAGAAATGCCAATGGCTTCTGATCAAGTAGTTTGGTCTGAACAAAATAGATTACACATTGCTTACACAGATGTTACTTGTGCTTCTGCAACGACTTTAACTTTCGTTACAGGTGGAACTGGTAAAAACTTCGTAAACAACGTAATTTCTGTAGGTCAAACTTTAGTAGTTATGAGTCCTTCTACAGGAAAAGAACTTAAAGTTTATGTTACAGCATCAACTGCAAATGCTACAACAGGAGCAGGTGGAGCAACAAATCCAGCTGTTATTACTGTTAAACCTTATACTCAGTTAGATTTAACTACTGGTGCAGGTAATACAGTTAACTTTGCTGGAACTTCAAACCTTAAAATATTCGTTTACGGTTCTGAATTTGGAAAAGGAACTACAGATGCTACTTTAAACTCTGTAACACCTTCTTTCACTCAATTCAGTAATTCTCCAATCATTATCAAAGAAAGATACCAAATCTCAGGATCTGATACTGCTCAAATCGGGTGGGTTGAAGTTGCAACTGAAGACGGTACTAGCGGTTTCTTATGGTATTTAAAAGCAGAGTCTGAAACAAGATTACGTTTTGAAGATTACTTAGAAATGTCAGTTATTGAAGGTGAATTAGTTGGTGGTGGTTCTACACTAGCTGCTAATAACATTAAAGGTACACAAGGTTTATTCTCTGCTGTTAAAGAAAGAGGAAATGTTGTAAACAACTTTACTGCAGCTTCAGGTTTAGCTGATTTTGATTCTATCTTGAAAAACTTAGATACTCAAGGAGCAATTGAAGAAAACATGTTCTTCTTGAACAGAGCTACTTCTCTTGATTTTGACGATATGCTTGCTTCTTTATCTGCTGGTGCAGCAGGCGGTGTAGCTTATGGTTTATTTGAAAACTCAGAGCAAATGGCATTGAACTTAGGATTCTCTGGTTTCCGTCGTGGATCTTATGATTTCTACAAAACTGACTGGAAATACTTAAATGATGCTTCTACTCGTGGAGGTATGGCTACTACTTCAATTGATGGTATCTTAGTTCCTGCTGGAACTTCTACAGTATACGATCAACAATTAGGTACTAACATCCGTAGACCATTCTTACACGTACGTTATAGAGCTTCACAAGCTGATGACAGAAGAATGAAATCTTGGATCACTGGATCTGTTGGTGGTGCTTACACTTCTGACTTAGATGCAATGCAAGTACATTTCTTATCTGAAAGATGTTTATGTGTACAAGGTGCTAATAACTTCGTGTTATTCACTGCGTCTGCATAATAGATTAAAAATAGGTTATATTACCCTCGTTGAATTTACGGGGGTAATAATTACCTTCAACTAAAAATATTAAATTATATTATATCATGGCAACACCAATAAAAAAAACAACTGCACAAGCAGTAAAAAAAGTAGAAACACCTACAGAAGAAATTAATATGGTTAATGAAATAGAAGTTAACGAACCTGTAGAAATTGTTACTAAAGCTATAAAAAATAACGACAGAGAAATGAAACCTGTTTGGGAAATTAAAGACAGAACATACGTTATATTAGATGGCGATTCTCCTTTAACATACACATTACAGTCTAGACACTCTGTAAGATACCCTTTAATCTGGTTTAACAAAGAAACTGGCGAACAAGAAGAAATAAGATATGCAACTAATCAAAACTCTCCATTGGTAAAAGATCAAAAAGGACAAGTTACATTAGGTCATATCATGTTTGACAACGGTATATTAAACGTGCCAAAAGAAAAACAAAGTCTTCAAAAATTATTATCTATTTATCACCCTGCTTTAAATAACAGGTATCATGAATTTGATCCTAAAGAAGAAGCAATCGATGAGTTAGAACATTTAGAAATTGAAATGGAAGCTATGAACGCTGCTTTTGAGATGGATATAGATCAAGCAGAAGCAATCGTGAGAGTAGAAGCTGGTTCTAGAGTCAATAAGATGAGTTCTAAGGAGATAAAAAGAGATTTATTGCTATTAGCTAGATCAAATCCTTATTTGTTCTTAGAATTAGCGAATGATGATAATGTTCAACTTAGAAATATTGCTATCGTAGCAACAGAATCAAATATCATTAAACTATCTCAAGACAACAGAACGTTTATGTGGGGAGAAAATGATAGAAAATTAATGACAGTTCCATTTGACGAAAACCCATACTCGGCTATGGCTGCATTTTTCAAGACAGACGAAGGAGTTAACATCCTTAGATCTATCGAGAAGAAATTAAAATAAAAAGTATAACACTAGTACATGAGCGGTAACCAAAAACTACCGCTCTAATACTATAATAAAGATAACAAATGGCTATAAATGTAGATACAGTTTACAAAACAGTTTTATTAATACTTAATAAAGAACAGCGAGGATATATGACTCCTGATGAATTTAATAAGGTAGCAACACAAGTTCAACTTGAAACGTTTGAAAGTTATTTTGAAGATCTTAATCAACAATTAAGAATACCAGAAAACGACAGTGAGTATTCTAATAGAATTAAAAACCTAGAAGAACAAATTGCTGTTTTTAAAACAATAGGTAATTGTACTAATGTTCCAACTACTAATCAATTTAACTTACCTGTATCTTCAGGTATGACTGTTTATCCAGCAAATGTTATTCAAACTGTAATAGGTCAACCTCTTTATGTTTTAGCAACATTGACTCAAGCTCAGATACAGAACGGAACAACAAGAGTTTATTTTGCAGGAGTACTACAAAATTCTTCTGCATATTCTATAGTAAGTAACTCTATAACACTAACATCTTTACCAACTACGGTTTTTGAGGTTAGAGTAGAGGTTACTGCTAATGATTTTTACAGACTAGGTACGGTAATATACGATGATACTATTGAAATGCAAAGAGTGCAAAGAAATGACTTGTTGTATATAAATAAATCACCTTTAACTAAACCGACAAAAAAATACCCACTATATATATACGCAGAAGAAAAGCTTTTCGTATACCCAACAGATATAACTATCGGTGTGAGTGCTTCTTTTGTAAGGAAACCAAAAGATGTTATATGGAACTTTACAGCATCAGCTCAAACAAACTACACCTACTTATACAACCCAAACACTTCACAACAATTTGAACTAATGCCTTCAGAACAGACTAACGTAATAACTAAAATACTCATGTATTCAGGCGTTGTTATAAAAGATCCACAAATAGTACAAGTAGCTGCTCAACAAGTTCAAAACGAAAATATAAATTCAAAATCATAATAAAGTATGGCATTTCCTAATGGTGGTTTAATAACCGAGACAAATAGACAATATTATGCTGGATCTCAAGGTTTTCAAGTAGAAGGTCCATCAACTCAAGCAGAATTTACATTTACTTTTAATACTGATTTATATTTAGGAAGTTACGATCCAGATGAAGCAAATTATACTTTAAACAATTTTAAACTATATAAAAGTGCAGACGGAATAACTTTTACTGAATACATTTTACCATATCAATTAGAAAAAAATACAATAATTTTTAATACACCAATACCTGTTGGTCATTATGTAGTTGTGCAGCTAAAATCACTTGAAGGCGGTAATTACGGAAACTTCGATGCTTATGGTGAAGCTGTTGAAGACAACTACGGAGGTTATTCTTATATATCTTTAGACGACGTCGTAAACAACTTCATAGTAGCTTACGTTGGTGATGGAAAATTAATATTAAATGCAAAAAGAACAGACGTTATATTTCATGCTAAAAGAGCTTTGCAAGAATTTAGTTATGATACTTTAAAGAGTATAAAATCACAAGAACTTACTGTTCCTCCTAGTTTAAGTTTGATACTACCTCAAGACTATGTCAACTATGTTAAAATGTCTAGAATAGATCATCATGGTATAAAACATGTTATATATCCTACTAATACTACTATAGATCCTTACGAAACACCTTTGCAAGATAATATAGGACAACCTATACAGAGTAGTTTTGACGACAATGTACAAGGTACTTCTATAACTGAAGAAAGATATAAAGATAATAACATGAATCTTTTATTTAATGAAGACTTTAACAGTAGAGGAGAAAATGGTTATACTAATAGAGGAAATTACTACGGAAGACAATATGGAATGGATCCTCAGTATGCTAATTACAATGGTAATTTTCACATAAACGACAGACAAGGTAAAATATCATTTTCTAGTAACTTAGTTAATTCATTATTAGTACTTGAATATGTATCAGATGGTTTAGCTTACGAGTTAGATTCTAGAGTTCCTAAAATGGCTGAAGAAGCAATGTATTCTTACATATTGCATGCTATTATATCTACTAGAGCAAACCAACCTGAATATCTAGTGCAAAGATTAAAACAAGAAAAAAACGCTAAATTAAGAAATACCAAAATTAGATTATCTAATATAAAACTAGAAGAAATATCTCAAGTTTTTAGAGGACAATCTAAATGGATAAAACATTAATAACACATGGCTGAAGTAAAAAATAGTTTTCTAAAATCCAAAATGAACCAAGATTTAGATGATAGACTTTTACCTAATGGTGAATATAGATCTGCTTTAAATATATCAGTTGGTAAGTCTGAAGCTGATGATATTGGTACTTTACAAAATATATTAGGTAACGAAAGATTACCTTTAACAGATTATAATAATCCAAACCTAGAATGTATAGGTACATTTATGGATAATCAAAACAATTGTATATACCAGTTTTTAACTGATTACAATGACAATGAACCAAATAATATAACTCCACCAGTTAGTGGGACGATGATGATAACTATGTATAATCTTACTGGCGCTGGAACTTACTCAGTGCTTGTTGAAGGATTATTTTTAAACTTTGCTAAAAATAAAGAATTTAAAATAACAGGTGTTAACTTAATCGAAGGATTGTTGTTTTGGACTGACAACAGAAATCAACCAAGAAAAATAAACGTTAGTAAAGCATTAAGTTCTTCTACTTATTACACTACAGAACATCAAATATCTGTTGCAAAATACGCGCCAGTAGATGCAATATCTTTATATAGAAAATTAACAGTTATAGTATCAAGTGTTACGTCAACTACCGTTTTTAACGTTCCAATTGGAACCGCTATAACAAAAGGAATGACTGTTATATCTGATGATATACCAGGAGGCGAATATGTTATTGTGTCAGATTACAACGAAGCAACAGGTGCAGTTACTTTATATAAAGCACCTACGTTAGCTATAGCACCGAACGACGTTTTGACTTTTTTAATTTCAACAATGTCAAACAAGTCAGACGTGCCTTCTTGGCCTGGTGATCCAGCTTTTTTAGAAGATAAATATGTTCGTTTTAGTTATCGTTTTAAATACGATGACAATGAATATTCTTTAATGGCACCTTTTACACAAATAGCCTATATTCCAAAACAAAAAGGTTTTTTCATAGATGGTAATGAAACAGACGCTTATAGAAGTACTGTTGTAAATTGGTTTGAAAATAATATAAACAATATAGACTTAATTGTGCCTCTTCCTGACAAGGTAAGTAATTTAAGTAACAATTATAAAATACAAGAAATTGATATTCTATATAAAGAGTCAGATTCATTAGCTGTAAAGGTTTTTGAAACAATACCTGTTTCTTCTATAAATACTGAAATTAATTCAAATAATAACTACTACGTACAACCGTACCAATCACAAAAACCATATAAGACATTACCAGAAGACCAAACAACAAGGGTTTATGATAAAGTACCTGTTAGAGCTAAAGCTCAAGAATCAGCAGGTAATAGAATAATTTATGGTAATTATTATGACAAGTATACTTCTTTGTCGTCTATAAACTATAATATATCAGTTCAACCTAAATCAGATATTGGAACTAGTTTTATAGAATATCCAAACCACACATTAAAAAAGAATAGAAATTATCAAGTAGGCTTTGTCATTGCTGATAAATTTGGTAGACAATCACCTGTAACGTTGTCATCAGTAGATTTAACAGGTTCTTTAATAGGAGATGGAACTTACACAAAAGGTTCAACTGTTTATTCAAGTTATGAAAACACAACTCTTTTTAACGACGTGCGTTCTTGGTTTGGTGATGCTTTGATATTATATTTAAACTCGCCAATAGATCAAATAAGAGACATACCTACTGGTCAACCTGGTTTGTATGCTATACCAACATCAAATGCAGGTTTTGCAATTACAGCATCGACAATAACAAATACAACATATACTTTTACTTTAGATCCACCTGCAGTAGGAG